CGTTCCCCGGAGTTCAGGTCCCCGTGCCCACCCTGGAGGACTCCGATGACTAGCTACAAGCTCCTAACCCACGACCTGCGCCCGCCCGCCCGAGGCGGCGACCCGCTGCCGCTCGGCTCCCTCCCCGCCGGGTTGGGGATTGTGGTCCCCGCCGGAAACAAGGCGTTGGGCTGGGAGATGGCCGCATGACAAGGCGGCTCCGACTCAAGCTCGCCTTGCACCTAATCCGCTGGGCAGGAGAGCTGATCCGGCGCTACGCAGGCGACTGGCGCCGCATCGAAGCCGCAAGCGACAATCTGGGCCAGGCCGAGATCGAACTGGCTACGTATCTCGACCGAGAAGGGCAGAAAGAGCGATGAAGCAGGAGTTGGGCTGGGCGCTCCACAAAGAACCTATGAAGGGGTCTCCAATGATCTTCCGTAAGGAGCTAGCCGGCGAGGAGGTTCGCTATGTCTAAGGTGCCGGATGAGGCGGTGGAGACACTGGTCGACGAGTTGCTGCTCTTTCGCTTCGGCGGGCACGTCTGCGACGGCGAGTACTTCCTCAACGCCGAGGCGGCCCAGCCGCACCATTATGAGCAGGCGCTCCACAACGCTCGGCGCATCCTTGAGCAGGATCGACTCGCAATCCGCAAGCAGGAGCGGGAGCGAATCAAGGAGCTGGAAGACGAGCTGGAGGAGGCATGGGCCACGGCCCGGCGCTACGGACTAGAAGCCCAAGAGGCCGAGAAGGCCCGCGCCTCGGAGCGGGAGCGGGTAAGGGAGGCGTTGGATGACGAGGCGAAACACCTACGAAGGCTAGCGTCGAAATATGAGCAGCCGACCAGGTATGAGCTACAGGAAGCATCTCGTCGTCTGTCAAAGATCGCCGCCCTCGACTCCCTGGGCGCCGTTCTCTTCGGTGCTCAGGTGATCGCTGCTGCCCGCGCCGCAATACCGGAGGTTCCCGAGGAGACCCCCGATGCCTACTAGCCCGATGCAATGCACGTCGTGGTCGCGGTCGTGGTCGTGGTCGCGGTGATCCCGGTGTCGAGTACGCAATCGAGAGAGGGCAAACTCGCGGCAACTGCGACGACATTGAACTTGAAGAGGACCCATCTCGACCGGGAGGAAAAAGGACGATGAAGCTCAGAGCGACCCAGATAGCGGTGCTGAAGGCCGTTGCTCGACACGACGGTGAGTCTACCTTTGGATCGGATCGCGGCCCGGGTGCTGCCCCGGCCACTGTTGCCAGCACCCTCGGCCGCAATTGCGACTCGGCAGAAGAGAGCCTGGCGAAGCTGGAGGAAGCGGGCTACGTCAGGGCGCTCTTCTACCCGCGGCTGACGGCCGTCTACGTGCTGACGGACAAGGGCAGGCAGGCCGTAGAAGGGGATGATGGCTGAACTACAACGAAAGGACGAGATGACCGGAGTCACGATCTTCGGAGAGGCTGACGAGCGCACCATCGCGCAGATCAAGCGATGCCAGGAGGTTGAGGAAGGGTCGAAAGCGGTTCTATGTGCCGACAACCACCTTGGATATTCGATGCCTATCGGTGGAGCCGTGGCCTACCGCGACCACATCAGCCCGTCCGGCGTCGGCTACGACATCGGCTGTGGCAACAAGGCAGTGCGGACCAACATCCGCGTTAGCGACGTGTTGGGGACGCGCCCGAGCCGCACTGTTGCCCAGATCATGGACGAGATCGTGCGACGTATCAGCTTTGGCATGGGCCGCAACAACGACGAGCCTGCCAGCCACCCCGTGCTCGACCAGATCAAGGAAGCGCCCTTTGCCGCCCAGCGCCAACTCTATGATCTGGCCGCCAAGCAGCTCGGCACGGTCGGCTCGGGAAACCACTACGTGGACCTGTTCCGCGATGAAGCGGGCTGGCTGTGGGTCGGCGTCCACTTCGGCTCTCGCGGCTTCGGGCACAAGACCGCTTCGGGTTTTCTGGCGCTGGCCGAGGGCAAGAAGTTCGATGAGCACGCCAGCGAGGGCGAGATGGACTCGCCGCCCATCGTCTTCCCCATCGACTCCGATCTAGGCCAGTCCTACATCGAGGCGATGGAACTAGCAGGCGCCTATGCCTATGCGGGCCGCGATGTCGTAGTCGAGACGGTGCTCGATATCCTCGGGGCCTTCGCTGATTTCGAGGTTCACAACCACCACAACTTCGCCTGGCGAGAGGAGCACGACGGCGAAGACTTCTGGGTGATCCGCAAGGGCTGCACCCCGGCGTTCCCCGGCCAGCAGGGATTCGTCGGCTCCACGATGGCCGAGGAGAGCGTGATCTTGGAGGGAACCGAGAGCGCTAAGGATGCTCTGTTCTCGACGGTGCACGGCGCGGGGCGGACGATGAGCCGCACCGAAGCAAAGGGCAAGACCAAGCGCCGCAAGCGCTGGGAATGCAATGACCGCGACTGTGGCTATGACCACACCGACAAAAACCAGTTTGATTGCCCCGACCATCCCGACGCCTCGCCGCTGAAGCGTTGGAGCGAAGAACAGATCCGGCCGGGGAGGGTCAACTGGGAGGCTGAGCGCGCCAACATGGGGACGCTAGGTATCGAGCTACGCGGCGCAGCGGCAGACGAGGCCCCACCTGCTTATAAGCGCCTCGATGAGGTTCTCGCGGCCCACGGCGACACGATTCGCATTCTCCACCGCCTTAAGCCCATCGGAGTTGCGATGGCTGGGCCTGACATCTACGACCCGTTCAAGGATTGAGGAGGCACCCGCCCTAGAAACGACGAAGACCCCGCTTTCCGCAGCACAAGAAAGGAGGAGAAATGACCGCATCCGCACCCTAAAGAAAAGACCCCGCTATCTCGCGAGGCCCTTCCCGATCCAACTCAGCAAGTCGGATGGTGTCAAGCGGCCCGGTCGGAACCCCGACTGGAGAAGGGTGGTGAGCGGGATTGAAGGAACGAGTTGACAGCACGCAGAGGCAGCAGGCGAAACGGACCCGAGGGAAAGGCAAGGCTAAATGGCCGCCCCCGCAGCGCAACGCCGCCCTTCCTCACCAGCGCTTTCTGAAGCGCCTTGCCATCAAGGCGCTCACCTGGGTCGTCGTGCGGGCACTCTTTCGCCTTGGCTTCCTGACTAACGGCGACCCTCGCTATGAGCACCTCAACAAGCACGTCTGGGCGGCGGGAGAGGCTGGGAGCACCTTGGCCTGCCAGACCGGCACATGCTGCCTGGATGGGGAGCCGGTGGAGCGATGAGATTCGACAAGGAGACGCGCGCGCTCGTCCATGAAGCAGCCCCGCACCCGGTCACGATCCCCTGGCCCAAGGGCGAGCGCGAACCCAAGAAGGGCCGCATCTACTGGGTGCAAAGCCAGGAGGATGCCGAGGAAGCAGCCAAGAAGGCGAAGGCCCGCCGCGAACACAGCCCCGAGACGCACAGGGACGTGCTGGCCGGGATGCACCGCCGCCACTACGGGAGAGAGCCAGAGCGCGAGACAAAGAAACGGCGCCGACAGAGGGCCGATCAACCGAGGTCCGGCGATCCGCGCATCATGGTCGTCGACACGATCATCCTCGACACAGGCTGGGAGGCGCTGGTCGCGCTGTACGAGGACCCCGATCCGGTCGCCCATCTACGGATGAAAGCCCGCGTCCCGGCAGGGCCGAACCCGATAGACGGCTTCAATGAGCCGACAGAAACTGAGCCAGAGCAGATCATCGTCAAGCCGAGCCGCCCGCGCAGGCTTGAAGAAGAGGAAGCGCTGAAGATCGAGCACAAGGCCAGCGTCGGGATGCCCGAGGTGCTCAAGGCAGAGCAGAAGCTGCTTAACCAGCGCCGCAAGGGCAAGCGAAGTAAGCGGGATGAGGAAGCCCTGAAACGCGCTCGTCGACGCGCCGAGCTTGCTTCCGCCGGTGAGGATGGCTAGACTGCATCCCAGCCCTCGGATAAGCCAGTCGACCAGACAGCGACTTGGCCCCCGAACGCTCAGGGCAGAAGTACTCGTTGATGCCCATTACTCGATGCCGCCGCCTCCTTGGCCCTTGGCATCGCTTGAGCGGACCAACCGGCTGCAACCGGCCCCGCTCCCTCCCAAAGGTCCGAGAGTCCCGGGTTGATCTCCGGGTGGCCCATCGCCTTTGTGGCCCATCGAAGTCTCGGATACGGGCCTGAAACAACCCACGCGAGTAAGGCCCATAGCGCGCCGGCCATCTCGCGCTTCATACGTACCCGCCGCGGCCAGGCGCGCAGAGGCACGCGGCGGACCATCTTCCGTGCGGAGAGGCAGGTGCCCGACGCGGGCTCATAACCCGTCGTCTCTGGGTTCGAAACCCAGCTCCGCTACCTAAGGCACTCGCCACTGATTGCGAGGCCCAGGGCAGGTAGAGCCTCGGCACTTGAGCCGGGGGGAGTGCGCACCCTCTACCTGCCTGCATTTTCGCCAAGCCGGGTGCAGTACCGCATCCGCGACCCCTACATGCAGAGAACCCAATGGGAACTATCTCCGTCAAAGCCCCGACCACCCGTCTCCCCGGCCCAGCCCCGGCCAACCGCGTCTGCGCCGAGAGAGGCTGCAGGACGATCCTTAGCACCTACAACGAGGATGAGGCTTGCGGGCAGCATGGAGGATGGGTGCTCCAGCGGATGAATGCCCTGGAGGCAATGGGCGAGCTGCCTCATCGGCCCCCCCGCCGCCACCGCCGCGACCGGGTCGGTGCTGCGATAGAGGCGGTGATGGCATGACCACCACCGCCGAACACGTCGCTGCCGTCGAAGCCGCGATCGAGCAGGCCGGAGGCCCTGACCGCATCCGTTTCGCCCCCGTCGCGATCGAGGGCATTGCGAAGTACGGTGGCGAGGGCTGCGCAGATGGGCCATGCATGGTCTGGTGCTCCACCCGCGACGATGCCCTGGTCGAAGTGAACCTCAAGCGGGTGGAGCCAGCCTGGCTAGAGCACGCTGAGGTTGGGCCGGGCGGAATCATGCTCGCGGGTGACGAGGGCAATGCGGGTGGCGCCGAGGCGGAGTAGCAATGGGCATGAAGCGACTCATCCAAATGCTGAACGAGCGGCGTATCCCAGAGGGAGCGCTATCGGCTAAGAGGACTCCGGTTAACCCACCGGCAGAGGTGAGACTGGTCCCGATGGCTCGCGATCCTCGCGAGGGGTGGGGGGGTGCCCGTCAGGCGTGAATTTTATTCCGCATCAACATCCCGGAATCAGCCTTTTCTCTCCCCGCACTCTGGAAGGTCCATGACTGATCCACGCGGATATGGCTACCGCCACCAGCAGCTTCGGAAGCAGACCGCGCCCCTCGTCGCCTCAGGCATGGCGTTTTGTGCACGGTGTGGGCGGCCGATCGTTTCCGGTGAACCCTGGGACCTCGGTCATAATGACTTCGACCGCCGCCAATATTCCGGGCCCGAGCACCGGCGCTGTAACCGAGCAACATCCGGGCGGCGTCGACGTCGGCAACGGCCCTGGCGTCGACAATCGCGGAGATGGTAAATCGTGAGATATGACCAGGAGCAAACCGGCAGCCCGATCATCGCCGAACCCTACTAATAGTAGATGGCAGCCAAACGCAAACCAGCGAAATCGAAACCGCTGAAGGCGAGCGATGGCGTCCAACGCGACCTGGATGCGATAGCCAAGCTCGACAAAAGCCTCGCCAACTCCGGGCTGGCAGCCTCAGCCCTCGCACTTGCCCGCGATATCGATGACCAAGGCAATTCCGCGACCTCTCGATCCATGTGCGCCCGATCGCTGATAGAGACGCTTGACCGGCTCTGGGAGATGGCGCCTGAGAAGAAGGAGAAGGACCGAGTTGACGACCTCAGTACTCAGCGCGACAAGCGGCGTGGTAGGAGCCCAGCCGTGGGGAAAATTAGGGGCTAGTTGATGCCGCCCCTGATGCCGACATGGGGGAGCGCCCCGAGCGCCACGCTCTCGACCGCATCGACAACGACGGAGACTATGAGCCCAAGAATTGCCGCTGGGCGACAGCGAAGCAGCAGTACGAGAATCGCCGCTGCGGCGACCGTGTTCCCTCCGGCCGATCTATCCTCGCGGTGTAGTAGTTATGTCTGATGGTCTGGCGGGGCATCAGCGGCCCCGTATCTCTCACGTCCCGCCTTATGTCTCGTCATCAGGCCAGGAAGCCGTCGAATTGGTCGAAACGGCGGGGCTGTTCCTAGATCCCTGGGAGGCGTTCGTCCTCGGCGAATCGCTGAACGAAAACAAGCGAGGTGAGTGGTCCGCTTTCGAGGTCGGCCTGATGGTCTCGCGCCAGAATGGGAAGGATGAAATTCTGACAGCGCGGCAACTGGCGGGGCTATTTTTGCTCGGCGAGCGGCTGATAATTTCGAGTGCCCACCAATTTGATACCTCTCTGGAGTCCTTTCGCCGTCTGCTGGCCTTCGTCGAAAACACTCCCGAATTCTCCCGCCGTGTCAAACGCATTTCGCGCTCCCATGGCGAGGAGGGGATCGAGCTTACGAATGGGCAGCGGATTAGGTTTCGCACTCGCACCAAGGGAGGCGGTCGCGGCTTCACTTGCGACTTGCTCATGCTTAATGAGGCCATGGACATCAACACGGCGAGTATCGGTGCTCTGCTTCCGACCCTCTCGGCGAGGCCCAATCCACAGGTGATCTACGCGGGCTCAGCCGTCGACCAGTGGATACATGACAACGGTGTCGTCTTCGCTCGGGTCAGGGAGCGCGGACACAAAGGCGATGATCCGAGTCTCGCCTATTTCGAGTGGTCCGCGGACTGTGACAACCCGGAGAAGATCGGCGATCTCGCCAGAGATCCCGCCATCTGGGCCGAAGCGAACCCCGGGTTCGGAATTCGCATCTCTGCGGAGCACATCGACCATGAGCAGCACTCGATGGACGCCAGGACCTTCGCAGTAGAGCGCCTCGGCGTCGGCGACTGGCCCGAAGCCGACGGCAGCAGCGCCGTCGTCAGCATGGAGACCTGGGGGGGCTGCGGGGATATTCATTCCAAGCTTGAAGCCCCACCCTGCTTTGCCTTCGACGTGACCCCCGATCGATCCTTCGCGGCGATCGGGGTGGCGGGCCTGCGTGCCGATGGCGATCGCCACATCGAGGTGGTTGCCCATCGGCGCGGCACTAACTGGGTCGTGGAACGGATGGCCGAATTGGTCGAGAAACACGGCCAAGACGCTGTGATCTGCGATGGAGCGAGTCCTGCCGCCTCCCTGCTGACGCAAATGAAGAACCGAGGCATCGACGTGACCGTGGTCTCGGCCAAGGAGTATGCGCAGGCTTGCGGCGGCTTTTTCGACGCCTGCGAACAGCAAACTCTGCACCACCTCGAAACCCCGGAGCTGACCGCAGCCGTCAAGGGCGCGGTGAAGCGAACGCTAGGCGATACCTGGGCCTGGTCGCGGAAATCGTCCGGCGTCGATATTTCGCCACTGGTTGCCTGCACACTGGCGGCTTGGGGCGTTTCGGAGAACGAAGCCGCCGGGCAACCGTGGGTCCTGGCTGGCTAGTAGAAAATCCAAAACTTTGGGGGGCCACGCCCCCCCTCTTTTTCGAAAGGCAGATGACATGCAGAAGAAGTTGAAGCCGAAGCACATCGCTGCCGCAATCGCCGGCGTAGGACTTGCTCTGGCGACCGCGGGCGTGGCGTTGATCTTCATCCCCGCTGCCCTGATCCTGCTGGGCGGCTCTCTCGTCGCCCTTGGCTTGTCGGTGGAGATCTGATGCGCCACTTCCTGCGTTGGCTAAGAGAGGGTGGCGTGCGCCCCACCGACCAGGGGCTGGCTGAGGAAAAGTCGACTGCGGTGCGGCTGGTCCCGATGATTCCGCAGCCGAAACAGCCGCTGTCAGATACGGCATTCGAACTACACGTCGAAGACTCCTCAGGCTGGCTGCCGTCGGTCAGCATGGCCCCACCCCCGCCGCCACCCCCGACCCCTGGACTCGGCCGTCCCGAGACAACGCGCAGGGAAGCGCGGTGGGAGCGAGCGATTACATGGCTGCTGAGTAGAGGTGAGCGCTGATGCTGCTCTTTCTGCTCTTTCTTCTGGCGGGCGTGGGAGCGGCCTTCCTGCTGCCGCCATTCATGTCTGGCGTAGCTCTGGCTCTCTGGCAGTGGTCTCGCTGGGCCGAGTTCTGTGTTGAGCGCATCTACTGGCGCCCGCGCGCAAGAGGTAACCGCTGATGTTCGGCGGCAAGTGGCTTTGGGGCACCCCGAGTGCGGAGCTGGATGAGTCGATGCGCGACGACCCTGCATACCTAGAGCGGAAGGCAGTCCGCACATGAAGCTCATTAAGGCTCTAGGGGCAACCTCCACCCGCTCAAGCAGCCTCACCGAATACCTCAACTGGATCAGCCAGACCAACGGTCTCGGCTCCCCGCTTTTGAGCCTCACCGAGACCCTTGGCTCTAAGCAGGAGGAAATCGACCCGACCTTCTCCGGCTACGTCAACCAAATCTTCAAGGCCAATCCGGTCGTCTTCGGCTGCATGGCGGCGCGCTCGGCACTGTTCTGCGAAGCCCGCTTCAAGTACCGTCGGCTCGTCAATGGTCGGCCCGGTGAGCTGTTCGGCCTCCCCAGTCTCAAGCTACTGGAGGAACCCTGGCCCGAAGCGTCGACCAGCGATCTGCTCAAGCGGATGATTATGGACGGCGACCTGATGGGCAACTTCTTCGGCGCCGAATTGCCCGGCGGGCGGATCATGCGGATGCGCCCTGACTGGGTGTCGATTGTGCTTGGGAGCCGAGCGGACCCAGGGGCCGAAGTTGGATTCGGCGATCTCGGCATCGAAGCCGTCGGCTACATCTACCAGCCCGGCGGCTACTCCGGCGGTGGCGATCCGGTCTTGTTGATGGCGGATGAAGTCGCCCATTTCGCGCCGACTCCCGACCCGCTCTTTGCGTTCCGGGGGATGTCATGGCTGACCCCGATTCTCCGCGAGGTGATGGGCGACCAGGCCGGGACCGACCACAAGCTGAAGTACCTTGAAAAGGGCGCCGTCCCAAACGCTGTCGTCCAGGCCGGGGACAAAGTGAGCCCGGAGGCGTTCCAGAAGTTCCGCGAGCTGTTTGAAAAGAGCCGTAAGGGCGATCCCTACGGGCCGCTGTTTCTGGGTGGCGGGGCCGACTACACGGTCATCGGCAACGACATGCGGAAAATCGACTTCAAGGCGATCCAGGCGCTGGGGGAGAACCGGATCTGTGTTGCGGCGCGGGTGCCTAGCATCATCGCCGGAGTTTCAGAAGGACTCGCCAGCGCGACCTATAGCAATACTCAACAATCCAAGAGGCTGTTCTCGGACGCCACTATGTCCCCGCTCTGGTCGGATGCCTGCGCCGCACTCGCACCATTGGTCAAAGTCCCATACGGGTCCGAACTCTGGTACGACACGCGCGACATCCCATATCTCAGAGAGGATGTCAAGGATGAAGCCGAGGCCCAGCGCCTTCAGGCTGAAACCGTCAACAAACTTGTCGAAGCTGGGTTCGAACCGGACTCGGTTGTCGCAGCAGTGACGGCCAATGACATGGCCCGCCTAGTTCATACGGGCCTCGTCAGCGTCCAGCTTCAGGAACCGGGTTCGGGGGAAGAACAGTCCTCCGAACCCTCCTCGAATGGCTCAGGCAGCCCTGCTGTTGTCCCTGCGCCGTAACAAAAGCTTTCCCCGACCCTCCAAGGAGGCCCACACGCATGGCTAAATCTACGAATGAGCTGCCGCGGGAGAACCTTCTACGCGGGATGGTCTCCGGCGTTGCCCTGCGCGCCGCCGGGGAAGAGGAAGGGCAACCCGATGGCCCAGTGATGCTCGGGCATTTCGCCGTCTTCAACCAGTGGTCCGAGATCCACTCATGGGAGGGCGACTTCCTGGAGATGTTCGCTCCCAAAGCCTTCAAAAAGACGATCCGCGAGAACCGCGCCGCGATGAAAGTGCTGTTCCAGCACGGCTACGACTATGCGATCGGCGACAAGCCGCTGGGACCGATCACCGAGCTTCGCGAAGATGAAGAAGGGGTGTTTTACGAAGTACCCCTTCTCGACGCTCCTTACGTGCGGGAAATTCAGCCAGGGCTCGAAGCAGAACCGAGCCTCTACGGCGCTTCATTCCGCTTCCGGGTGATCCGCGAGGAAATCAACGAAGAGCCAGGCGTCTCTAGCTACAACCCGCATGGCCTTCCCGAGCGAGTTGTCAAGGAGACGCAGGTCGTGGAGTTTGGACCAGTCACTTTCCCCGCATTTTCGGGGGCAAGCGCCGGGTGCAGGTCGCTGGAGGCTGGCGAACTGGTCGCGCAAGCCGCCTTGGAGCGCCGCGATGCCGAGCAGGCGCATAACCTCTCGGCCCGCTTCGCCACTCGCAGCGAGTCCACCCAGGACACAACCACTTCAACGGAGGATGCCGAGGGGGTCGATGAGACCACCGAGGGAGAGACCGTAGAGCCCGAGGTCGATGAGACCGAGGGAGCAGAGGACGTGACCACCGAGTCCAAGAGTTCGGGCGAGGAGTCAAAA